TCAGCTGGCAAGGGCCTTTTTGAGAGAGCTTACCCGGTTGAGCCAGCCCTGCAGAAACCGCTTCTGACTCGGGTCTACCTGTACCAGACGCCTGTAAAAAGGTTCGCGCCTGCTTACCAGCCGTTCGGCCAAGGCCACAGGAGCGTGCTTTTCCAATGCCACCCGCACCGCTTCCAGAGTCTTGGGGCCAATCCGACCGTCGGGTTCCGCACCCACCGAACGCTGCAAGAACCTCGCAGCCTGAGTCACGCCCGTGTTCACGCAGGCGTCAAAGTGAACGAGACTCACCGGCCACGGCAGCCGGTCGCAGTCGCCTTCAAGCCAGTATGCGTCCCGGTAGATTTCCTCCACCTCGATGTTGAGGATGTGACGCACATCAGCCGGACGCAGGCCTTCGGCCTTCCGGTAACGGTCGTACACCCGCTGAAGAATACCCTTGTTGGTGGCACCGCCCCGATCCACCGGATCGTTGGTGTAGCCGCCCTCCACCTCCAAAACAAAGTCCAGTGCCCGCTCAAAGTCTGCGCCCCTCATTTTGACAAGGGCTGCTGCCCCTTTTCGTTGCGGATGACATCGACCAATCCAAACACGCCGATGACGGCAGTGCCGATTGCGCCCCCTACTCCGGTGGAGTACAGCCCAAGGGCGGCGCCCAGTTTTGCGAGTCCCAGCCAGGTCGAGGGCTGCCGTGCGTAGATTTTCAGTGTGTTCATTTGAGTTTGTTGGAAAGGAACCGCTCGATGAGAAACAGGCCGCGGTTGCCCATGTGCCCGGCAATGCCCACCAAGGCGGCGGTCAGCACCGCGGGAAACTGCGCGCTTTCGCACAGATAAAAAGTCACCACGCCGGTGAAGGCCGAGGTGCAGAGTTCGCCGATGAACTCGATGAGGTTGAACACCCGGGCACTGCCGTCCCGCAGCTTCTGCAAAAACGCCACCACACCGCCCATCAGACTGAGCAGGAACACCCAGGCGTAGGTCAGCAGATCGTACGCAGCCGGGTCTTTGTCGTTCACCGGCGCGCCTCCTCCCAAGTGCGCCCGTGCTCGGGCCACCGTGAATGCCAGGGCATGCGCTTTACCGCGCCGCTCAGGCGCGCCTGTCGCAATGCGGATTCAAACCCCGCCCTCAGTGTGAACTGCGACACCTCCGGAGCCAGTTCGGGCTGCATCTCCAGCGCCAGTTTCCAGCTGAGTACCTCGGCAAAAGCCGGATCCCATTGGCCCGGATCCGTCACCTGCCTCACATACCGCAGCCACAGGGGGGCCTCCAAATCACACAGCAAAGTGCCTGCCTCCTCCATAAACTCCACCTCATCCAGAGGCGTGTCCTGCGGCACAATGTCCAAGCAATCGGGCGGCAGAGTGTATTTCCACGTCCAGTCCGTGCCTTCCGCAGCCTCGGGATTGGTCAACGCCACCCGGTTGATGGCAAACTTCCACAACCACGACCGCAACACCCAGTCGGGCACGCCCGGGAAACACGCCGACACCGCCTTGGCCGAGGCCGTCGTATCGGTCAGCGCCGTGATGCGGACTGCCCCGATCCGGCCCAAAGCGCGGTTGGCCACCTCTAAAATTGTCGTGCCCATAAAATGAGTCAGCCGTTTCCCACCAGATACGCCTTCAGATTGAGGACCTGCCCTTCAGCCTTGATGCGGCACACGCTGGGCGACAGCACCAACCCCAGAATGCACGCCGCATACGCCGTGGTTCTGACGGACTGCAAGCCGTACACCTGACAGTCGAGCCACACACCCGAAGGACTGAGTTGTTGCAGCACCAGAGTGCCGTTGTTGGACTCGGACTCAATGAACAGGGTGTACTCGCCGCCCTTGATGTTAACCGGCGGGCCGCTCATCGAAATCCCGTCGGCCAGCAGGTAACTGGCGTCGTCGCAACGGTTGATCAT